GAACTCAAAATACTTCTAGGGCTGGAACTCCCGTGCCAATCTGTTACGGAGAGATTATTACTGGATCGGTAGTTATATCTGGAGCAGTTGATACTCAACAGGTACAGGCATGACAAAGAAAACTATTAGAGGTGCTGGTGGTCCTCCCTCTCCTCCTACCCCACCTCAACCAACCAGAGCACCAGATACATTACATAGCAGACAGTTTGCTACGTTTTTATACTTAGTATCAGAAGGAGAAATAGAAGGTTTTGCTTCCGCATCAAAAGAAGGACTTACTCAGGGAACAACTGCATATAATAATGCTGCATTGAAAGATGTATTTTTAAATGACACACCAGTATTAAAAGCAACAGCTAACTCCTCTAACCCTGCAACTACTGATTTTAACTTTCAAGATGTAGGTTTTACTCCCAGGTTTGGAACTGCAAACCAGACAAAGGTAGATGGAATTGAAAGCAGTTCTTCAGTCACAGCAGTAGGTGTAACTGTCACAGCTTCAACTCCCGTTACACGACAGATAACAAATTCAAATGTCGATGCGGTAAACGTAACTGTCACTTTTAATCAACTTCAAAGAGCAACAGAACAGGGAGATTTATTAGGCACAAGTGTTCAATTAAAGATAGCCGTTCAATATAACTCTGGTGGATTTACAGATGTTATTGACGATACCATTACAGGTAGAAGTGCTGATGCTTACCAAAGAGATTACAGAGTAAATCTTACAGGTGCTTTTCCTGTCGATATAAGAGTTACAAGAGTTACGGCAGATAGCACAGATTCCAGCTTAGTTGATGCTTTCGCATGGACAAGTTTTGGTGAAATAATTGACGATGCCAATACTTATCCCGACAGTGCTTATGCTGCTGTTCGTTTGGACTCAATGCAGTTCAGTTCAATACCTACAAGAAAATATAGAGTAAGAGGAGTCAAAGTAAGAATACCAGGTGCAGGAGCCAGTGGATCGGGCACTCCAACTGTTGATGCTAATACTGGTCGAATAATTTACCCTGACGGCTACATATTTAATGGTGTCATGGGTGCTGCTCAATGGTGCTCGTGCCCTGCGATGGTATTACTCGACTTGCTCACGACCCAAAGGTACGGATTTGGGGATCACATAACAGACAGCAGCCTTGACTTATTTTCTTTTGTAAATGCTAGTAAATTTGCAAATACCTTGGTATCAGATGGATTAGGAGGACAGGAAGCTAGATTTAGCTGTAATGTAAATATTCAAAATAGTGGAGAGGCATTTACTTTAATAAATGAGTTAGCTGGTGTTATGAGATGTATGCCAATATGGTCTGCTGGTTCAATAACACTTACACAGGACAAACCGACCGATGCAAGTTATTTATTTAATTTATCGAATGTAGGCGAGGGTGGATTCAATTACTCAGGTAGCAGTTTAAAGACAAGACACAGTGTAGTGGCTGTTTCCTACTTCAACATGGATAGTAAAGAAATAGATTTTGAGGTTTATGAAGATACCGCATTGATAGCCAAGATAGGCACAGTGATTAAGCAAGTAAAAGCATTTGCGTGCACCAGCCGAGGCCAAGCTCGAAGATTGGCAAAAGCAATCGTTTTCTCGGAAAATAATGAAAGTGAGGTGGTGGCATTTACAACATCAATAGATTCTGGTGTAGTTGTGCGACCTGGTGCAGTAATTGATATAGCAGATCCAGTAAGATCAGGAGTTCGCAGAGGCGGAAGAGTAAATACAGCAACCACTACTCAGATAACTGTAGATGATTCTGCTGCCACAGATTTACCAACAGCTAACAACCCAACTTTAAGTGTCATACTTCCCAATGGAACGGTAGAAACAAAAGGTGTTCAATCTATATCTGGTGCAGTTATTACAGTATCCTCTGCTTTTTCACAGGCTCCCAATGCGAATACAATATGGCTTTTGCAGAATGATACAGTACAAGCTCAAAAATTTAGAGTAATAACAGTCGAAGAACAAGATGGATTAGTCTATGCAATCACAGCTTTGTCCTATGTAAATGCGAAATATTCATTTATAGAAGATGGTGCAAGTTTGCCAGCAAGAGCAGTATCAATACTTAATCTTCCAAAAGATCCTCCATCTGCACTACAGGCTGAAGAAAAAATTGTTGTTATCAATAACCAGGCTGTATCTAAATTAATTCTTAGTTGGCAACCCATAGTTGGTGTTACGCAATATCAGGTTAACTATAGATTTAATAATGGTAACTTCATATCTCAAACTGTATCTGCTCCTGATTTTGAAATATTTGATAGCGATGTTGGAACGTATGAGTTTCAGGTATTCAGCTACAATACAGCATTACAGACAAGTGCTACTTCTGCTAATTTAACTTTTGTTGCACAAGGTAAAACTGCATTACCAGCAAATGTCACTGGTTTGACAGCAGAACCTATTAGTGAAAAATTAGTAAGATTACGTTGGAATTTATCTACTGACGTTGACGTTACTCATGGTGGTCGTGTTTTTGTAAGACATTCTCCTGTTACAGACGGAAGTGCAACTTTTCAAAACAGTACTGATTTAATTCAAGCATTAGCTGGTAATACAACAACTGCGGAAGTGCCATATCTTGAAGGTGAATATATTTTAAAATTTCAAGATGATGGTGGAAGATTATGTGCTGGTGAAACAAGTGTAATTATAGATTTACCTGACAATCAAGCTCCTTTAATTGCATTAACAAGAAGGGAGGATCAGGATAATCCTAAGTTTCAAGGAACAAAAACTAATGTTTCTTTTGATGCTGTAACTAATAGCTTGAACTTAGCTGGTACTGGTTTATTTGATGCGATAACTAACTTTGATACTGAAGCGTCAATAGATGATTCTGGTGGTATTTCACCAACTGGTAGTTATGAATTTGGTGGATCTGCTGGTAGTTCTTTCTTAGATTTAGGTGCTGTATTTAGTGTAGATTTCAAACGACATTTTCTTACTGAGGGATTTTTCCCATCAGATTTATTTGATGCTAGAGGTTTGATTGATGATATTACAGATTTCGATGGTACAACAGCACTTGATGTAAACGCAGAAATGCAAATATCAGTTACACAAGATAATCCTGGATCTGGCTCTCCAACTTATACTGCATTTCAAACTTTTGCAAATGGAACATACAAAGGTAGAGGATTTAAGTTCAAGGCAAATTTGATAAGTAATGATATAGGACAAGATATAAAAGTTTCTCAGTTAGGCTATACAGCATCTTTACAGAGAAGAACAGAACAAGGTAATCTAACATCAAGCGGAGCAGGAGCTAAAGCTATTACCTTTACCCACCCGTTTTTTGTTGGTACATCTTCTATTCTGGGAGCAAATACTAATTTGCCCTCTATTGGTATCAATGCTCAGAATATGGCATCAGGAGATTATTTTGAAGTGTCCAGCGTATCTGGAACGGGTTTTACTGTTCACTTTAAAAATTCATCAAATGATTCGATTGATAGAAATTTCACTTATCAGGCTGTCGGATTTGGTAAAGGAGGGTAGAATAAGCTCAATGTTACTTATTTAAATGGCAGAACACGATTTTGTAATTGATAATGGAACGGGTGCAGCAGTTCGTGCTGACATTAATAATGTTTTACAGGCTATTGCGTCAAATAATAGTAAATCTGGTGCATTAACAACAAACTTTGCGTTCCAATGGCACGTTGATACATCTGATGGATTGTTAAAAATAAGAAATGCAGCAAATAATGGATATGTAACTGTTGGGCCAGTTGCTACAACAAATTTTGGATTAGCACCTCTTACAGGTGGAACTTTTACAGGGAAAGTAACTCATAACTATACGTCTAGTTTGACCATACCATCTGGTACAACGGCTCAGAGAGATGGTAGCCCTGCTGTTGGTATGTTTAGACATAACTCAACATTAAATCAGTTTGAAGGTTATAACAATGGTGCTTGGGGTGCGATAGGTGGCGGTGCTGGAGCTACTGGTGGCGGTACAGATGAAGTATTTTTTGAATCGGATCAAACTGCAACAACTTCTTACAGTATTACGGCAAATAAAAACGCACATACTGTTAGTCCTACAATTAACTCAGGAGTCACAATAACTGTGCCTTCTGGTGCAATCCTTGTTATCTTATAGTTATGCCAATAGCAGTCAACGGATCAGGAACAATAACAGGAATCTCAGTAGGAGGTTTGCCTGATGGTTGTGTCGATACAGATACATTAGCAACTAGCGTAACAAGGGGTAAAATTCTTCAAGTTATTCAAGCAGTAAAAACAGATACATTTAGTCATTTAAATGAAGCTTTTGCTGATATTACAGGTCTTTCTGTAGCAATAACACCTACAAGTTCAAGCAGCAAAATAATGATAAGATATGGTGGTTGTATGGGGTCAGGGTCTAATCGTCTTGGTCATATAAAATTATTAAGAGGTTCTACCGACATTTTTATTGGAGATCAAGGAGCAACAACATCACAAGCGAGAGCGAGTAGTACTTTTGTTCAGACTAACTCATATTATCAAACTGCTTTTTCTGGAACTTTTATAGATTCACCATCAACCACTAGTGCAGTGACTTATAAACTACAATTAGCTGCTGGAGATCAAGATTA